TTCTCAAGGTTCTGGCGGAGCAGGTGGAGGCGGAGCAGCAACAAGTAGTGCTGGACCTACAAATGCTGGAACAGCTAACACAGGTGGCGGTGGAGCTGGAGTTTATACTTCAGGTAATGGCGGTGCTGGTGGAAGACGTTATCCTCAAGTTACAGGAAGTCCTGGTAACGGTGGAACTGTATCAAACTCTCCTGTAAGTGAAAGTTTAGGTATCGGTAACAACACAGATGCAGTATTTCTTTTAACAAAAGCTGGTGCTGGAGGAAATGCAGGTCAGTCAGGTTTTCAAGCTAGTACGGGACAAACTGGAGGATCTGGTGGTGTTGGAGGTTTAACAATTTTCGAAGCATAGGATAATTAATTATGGCAAAACATTTAATTTTTAACAGTGATGGTTATTTAGTTAAAATTGCATCTGATGATGCAGAGAAAGATAATATTACTAATTATTCAGAAACTGCAGTATCTTGTTCAGATACAGAATTTGACGATGTTCAAAAAAGAAAAAAAACTGCTGCTTATAACAATGGATCAGTTTCTTACTCAGATTTAGATGAAGCAATGTCAATTGAAGTTGATGATGTTGAGCTAGCAAGACCAGAGGGTGAAAGACTTTCTTCTTATCAAGCGGATAATGTACAATTTATTAAAGATAATTTAAATACCTATATAAACGCCATAGAAAATTGGTTAAAGTCAAATACTGATACTGAATGGACATCTTATTTAAACTCTTTAAAAAACATAGATCAAAATTCTATATCAGCACCAACTTCGAAGATGACTTTTGAAGAATGGCTTTTATCTCAACCTAGTTTTCCTCAAAAAACACTTTTACACTTGAAAATTTAATTAATTAATATATTAATTTTTGATGTTAGAAAATTTAATAAATTTTCTTGTTCATCCAGATTTAATAGATGATAAAGAACTATTACCAATTCCAGCAAAACAAGATATTCCTAATTGGTACAAAAAATTAGAAAATTACTCGCCTAACTCTTCAAATATAAAAGGTTGTATTCCTGTTAGAGACAGCATCACTAGTGGTTATCTTTTGAAGCTTCCTGTTTCAATTCATATTAAATTTAATTGGTTTAATTCTGAAACAAAGCAAAAAGATGTTATTATTAAATTTGGAAGAATAATTGAAGGTATTGATATAAAAAAACTTGTTGAATATAATATTAATACAGATCCAAGTAGTCATCATATAAATCAATTAGGGGAAGATAGTCCACATATTAAAAGAAATCAATCTTTTCCAATAATGAAAATTCATAATCCATTTATAATTAAAACACCACCTGGTTATTCTTGTTTATTTGTGCCTCCTCAACATAGATCTAGAGATTATTTTGAAATACTACCTGCTATAGTTGATACTGATAGCTATAATACTCAAATAAATTTTCCCATAGTTTTTTGTGGTGAAAAAAAAGAACAATTTGAAACTGTTATAGAAAAAGGTACTCCTTATGTGCAAGTTATACCATTTAAAAGAGATAACTGGAAAATGAAAATTAATGAAATTAATATGAATCAATTTAGAAAAGATTCTTTTAAATATGTAAGTAATTTAATTAATATTTATCTAAAAAAACATTGGTTTAAAAAAACATGGAAATAAAAAAATACATTAAAATATATGACAAAGTTTTGCCTTGGAATGTTTTATCAAATTTAATTAGATCCATTAATCAATATGAATTTAAAAGTGGTACGATTGGTCCAAATGGAGTAGTAAATAAAAAAATAAGACAAACAAACGTTTTTGAAATATCTAATAGAAGTGATGACATGGCTAAAGTTCATTGGCATAATATTCTTTTTCATGTATTCATGAAGCATATTGGTGACTATATGAAAAATCATGAATTTGCTCATATGCCAGAAGTCAACTCTATTCAAATTTTAAAATATGGTATTAGTGATCATTATGAATGGCATGTTGATCACTTTAAATCGCAACCAAGAACTATAAGCTGTATATTTTTATTAAATAATGATTACGAGGGTGGTCATTTGTGTTTTAAGGATCCTTTCAGTGATAAAACATTAAAAGTAGATAATTTACCTAATAGGCTTATTGTGTGGCCAAGTAATTTTATGTTTCCTCATACAGTAAAACCCATAACTAAAGGAATAAGGTATTCAATTGTATCATGGGCACTATAAAAGATTTTAAATATAAAAAAGTAAAAAATTTTTTAACTCCAAATGAGTGTAAATTAATTTTAGAATACTGCATTATAAAACATAGATTTAATGTAAATGATTTTGATAATACTAATAATAATTTTGATACCTGTTATTACGCAGATCCTTTAATGGAATCATTATTAATAAATAAAAAAAATAAAATGGAGGAAGTTACAAATTTAAAACTTTTGCCTACATATTCTTTTTTTAGAATGTACACACAATTTGCTGATCTTATGAAACACAAAGATAGAGAATCTTGTGAAATTAGTGTAACTATTCAAATTGGTTCAGATGGATCTGATTGGCCAATTTTTATAGATGGTAAACCTATTAGTTTAGAACAAGGAGATGCAGCTATTTATTTAGGAGTTGAGTTGGAACATTATAGGAATGAGTTAGAAGGAAAATGGCATGCACAAACTTTTTTACATTATGTTGACAAAAACGGACCTTATGCTGATTGGTATTTAGATAAAAGACCAATATTAGGTGCTGATAAAGTTTAGTATTGATTCTTTTAAAAAATAATATTAGAAATAAATTATTATGAAATTTAAACAATATAAGGTAGATGGATCTGCTGACATGATTTTTTCTTGGAAGGAAAGACTTATAATTTTATTTAAGGGTAAAATACATTTTTCTGGTAGTAATTTAAAACATGTTGGTAATTGGTTGGTAAAAATAGTTGCTGATTGGCATCAAAATTTTAATGAATCTTTAAAAAATGTAAACACACCAATGGATAAAAGTGACATTGAAAGTTCATGACAATTTTTTGAATGAAGAACAATTTCTATTTTTAAATTCTAATATTCTTCATGAAAATTTTCCTTGGTATTTTAATAATTATAAAATTTATAATCACTCAAATTTAATTCACGATTTTCAATTTACGCACACTCTATATAATAATTTCCAAATTCAAAGCGACTATTTTTTTATAGTAAAACCTATATTAGAAAAAATAAATCCAATTTCCTTAATTAGAATTAAATTAAATTTAACTACTGTTTTTGACAAAATAATTAGTCACCCTTTTCATACAGATGTTTCAACAAATACAAAAACAAAAACTGGTATTTTTTATTTGAATACAAACAATGGCAAGACTATTTTTAAAAATAATGATGAGGTCGAAAGTAAGAAAAATAGGTTTGTAGAATTTCCGTCTAATCTCGAACATGCAGCTACAACTCATTCAAATACAAAAACTAGAATTGTAATTAATTTAAATTGGGTATGAGAAAAGAAATAATTGATTATATAAAAGAGCATGGTCATGAATATGATACTGAAGGCACTGCATATTTTTTTTATAGCCTTGTTAAATTTAAACACACAAAAAACTTTTTAGAATTAGGAACTGGTTTAGGGGTTACCGCATTTGCTGTGGCTGAAGCAATGGAAGAAAATAAAAATGGTAGAATAATTACTGTGGATAATTCTAGAAATGTTTTTTTACAAAATAAAATAAAAGAATTTAATCTTAATAAAGTAGATTTGATAAATAAAGATATTAGTTTTAAAGAAATACCATTAATAAATTATGATATAATTTTTAGCGATTTTGATAGAACACCTTTGTATCTACAAGATTTGATAACATTTTTTTTATTAAATTCAAATTTATATTCATCATTATTTATTGATGGTTTAAATAGTTTTTGGCCAGGTTATTCTTATATAAGTAAAATGATTTCTCTTCTCAAAGAAAATAAAATTCCTAAAATTTTTAGGGATACTTTGAATGAAATTGAACAACAAAAATTAATACACAAAGTTAAAAATACAAAATTTACTCAATTAGATATAAGGAAGAGACATAATGAAAAGTTACAGACGGGTCTTACATGGCTAAAATTAGAGCCTTATAATGTATGTCCTGAACCTTTAATGGAGTAAAATATAATGTTATAATTAGGTATGCCATTAACAAAAGTAAATATAGCCCCAGGATTTAATAAACAAGTATCTCAAACAGGTGCTGAAGGTCAATGGACAGATGGTGACTTTGTGAGATTTAGATACGGTTTACCCGAAAAAATAGGGGGTTGGGAACAAATTTTAGAAAACACTTTGGTTGGAGCAGCAAGGGAACAATTTATTTGGGCAGATTTAGACGGTAGAAAATACGCAGCAATAGGTACAAATAAATTATTAGTGATTTATTATGAAGGTGCTTTTTTTGATATTACACCTTTAGACACTGCCTTAACTGGTTGTACTTTCGATACAGTGAATACGTCAGCCACTGTGACTGTTAATAAAGCAGCTCATGGTTTAGAACCTGGAGACATATTTTTATTTTCATCCGTTACACCTCCGACAGGAGCAGGATATG